AGACACCAATGCAATACCAGAAAGTGAGCCCCCGGCAGAACCTGGCGATGACGTGGTGGAATAGGCCGGGCTTTGAGGCCTATGACGGCATTATCTGTGACGGCTCCATCCGTTCCGGCAAGACGGTGGCCATGACCGTGGGCTTTATCATGTGGGCCATGTCACGCTTTACAGGCCAGAATTTTGCCCTTTGTGGCAAGACCATTGAGAGCTTGCGCCGCAACGTGACCTCCAACCTGTCCACCTGGCTGGCCGGGGTGTTTTCGTTCAAAGAGCACCGCACGGAAAACAAGATCGTGGTGAGCGCCGCCGGGCGGAGCGACAATTTTTACTTGTTCGGCGGCAAGGACGAAAGCAGCGCCGCCCTCATTCAAGGCATCACCCTGGCGGGCATCCTGCTGGATGAGGTGGCCCTGATGCCGGAGAGCTTTGTCAATCAGGCCACCAGCCGGTGCTCTGTGGAGGGCTCCAAGTTTTGGTTTAACTGCAACCCGGAGGGCCCCTCCCACTGGTTTTATCAGGGCTGGGTGCTCAAGGCCAGAAAGCGCAAAATGCTCCACCTGCATTTCACCATGGATGACAACCTCAGCCTCTCCGCCCGCACCAAGGCAAGGTACGAAAATCAATACTCCGGGGTGTTCTATCAGCGCTATATTCTGGGGCTGTGGGTGGTGGCTGAGGGCCTGATCTATACCATGTTTAACAAGGATTTTCACATTGTCCCCTCTGTGCCCCGGCCATATGACAAGTATTATATTTCCATCGACTACGGCACCAGAAACCCCACCAGCATGGGACTGTGGGGCCGTTCATGCGGCGTGTGGTACAGGATGCGTGAGTATTATTACGACAGCCGCAAAGAGGGCCGCCAGCTCACGGATGAGGAGTATTATGCGGAGCTTGAAAAGCTGGCCGATGACCTGCCCATTGCCGGGGTGATCGTGGACCCGTCCGCCGCCTCTTTCCTGGAGACTATCCGGCGGCATGGGCGCTTTTATGACATCAAGGCCTCCAACGCCGTGCTGGACGGCATCCGCAACGTGTCCACCCACCTCAAGGCTGGGGACCTGCTGATCTGTGACGGGTGTACTGACTGCATCCGGGAGTTTGGCCTCTACCGCTGGGATGAAAAGGCCATAGGCGGTGACAGGCCTGTCAAGGAAAATGACCACTCCATGGACGATGTGCGCTATTTTGTCAACAAAGCCTGGGCTCCGGCCCTTATCAGTTTTTAGCGGGGTGCTTTTATGCGTGTTTCTGTTTTGGGCGTGCCCTATGCCCTGGAATATCGGACAAAGGCCAAAGACAAGGAGCTTGAGGAGTGTGACGGCTACTGTGACACCAGCGTCAAGCTCTGTGTGGTCCGCAAATTCACGGCGGCAGAACGCCGGGAGCCTGGGAGCAAGAAAGACCTGGATGCCTATATGCGCAAGTGCATGAGGCATGAGCTCACCCACGCTTTTCTGTATGAGAGCGGGCTGAGTGTCAACGGCCTGGGCGTGGACTGCTGGCCCACCTGTGAGGAGCTGGTGGACTGGATGGCCATACAGGGGCCGAAACTATACGCCGCCTGGCAGCGGGCGGGATGTCTGTGAGGTGACATCTGTGGTAACGCTGAATTTGAGGGATGACTGCATTTTTAGAACCGGCACCAGTTTCCGCCGGGGCATGACGGACAAGCGCTTTCTGGAGCTGGAGATTACCGCATGGCTGGCCTCCAAAGAGCGCCAGCGCCAGATTGCGGGTGAGGCCTACTATGACGGGGACCAGGCGGCAGCTCACCGCAAGCGTATTGCTTTGGACGATGACGGCAAGCCGGTGGTGCTGGAGCACCTGCCCAATAATTGCCTGGTAAATAATCAGTATTCCAAGATGGTGGACCAAAAGACCAATTATTCTTTTGGCCGTCCTTTTTCGCTTGATACGGAAAATAAAGCCTATGCGGCGGCCCTGGCCACTGTTCTGGGGGCCCGTTTTCGCCGGGTCATGCACAATGTTGGCGAGGGGGCCTGGATAGGCGGCAAGGCCTGGCTTTACCCCTACTATGAGGGCGGGGAGCTGGCTTTTAAGCGTTTCCCGGCGGATGAGGTCCTGCCATTTTGGGCGGACGCTGACCACACCGTCCTGGATGCGGCGGTCCACGTCTACGCCGTGCTGGAGTATGACGAAAACGAACAGGCCAAAACGGTGGTCAAGGTGGAGGTCATGCACGGCGGGGGCGTGGATTGCTTTATCCGCAAGGATGACGGCACGCTGGAGCCGGACCCGGACGCCAATTCTGGCCCCTATATCACGGAGGTGGAGCAGGACACCGGCAAGGTGACGCCCTACAACTGGGAGCGCATCCCCCTGATCTGCTTTAAGAGCTCCCACCATGAGCTGCCCCTCCTCTCCCGTGTCAAGTGTCTCCAGGATGCCTACAATGACGTGCTTTCCAACTTCGCCAATCAGATGGAGGAGGACATCCACACCACCATTTTGGTCATCAAGAACTATGAGGGGGAAAACCTTGGCACCTTGCGCAAAAACCTGGCCACCTATGGGGTCATCAAGGTGCGCTCCTTTGAGGGCTGTGAGGGCGGTGTGCAAGCGCTGACCCTGGAGGTGAACGCCGAAAACTACAAGGTGCTGCTGGCTCTGCTCAAGGACGCCATCATTGAGAACGCCAGAGGCTATGACGCCAAAGATGAGCGCATGGGCGGCAATCCTAATCAGATGAATATACAATCCATGTATTCTGACATTGACCTGGATGCCAACGGCATTGAAATGGAGTTTCAAGCCTCCATGGAGGAGCTGCTGTGGTTTGTCAACCGGCACCTGGCCAACACCGGCAGGGGCAGCTTTGACGGCACGGAGGTCAAGGTGATCTTTGACCGGGACGTGCTCATCAATGAAACGGAGGCAATCAACAACTGCCGCAACTCCGTGGGCATCCTGTCCAATGAGACTATCGTGAAGATGCACCCCTGGGTCACTGACCCGGAGCAGGAGCTCCAGCGCATCAAGGACGAAAAAGAGGAGGAGGCCGCTGACCCCTACCGTGCCGCTTTTGAGAATAACCGGGGCGGGGGGAATAAGCCCGGCGGCTCAGGCCAGCAGGACCCGCCCATAAAGGACGGTGAGGGCGATGGCCAGACAGAGTAATGCGGACTACTGGGCCCAGCGTTTCAAGAACATGGAGGACGCCCTCCAGGACCAGTCCTTTGCCTATGTGGAAAACCTTGAGGCCCAGTTTGCCGCTGCCCAGGTGGAGATTGAGAAACAGATCGCCGCATGGTATCAGCGCTTTGCCGTCAACAATCAAATCACCCTGGCGGACGCCAAGCGGCTCCTCAACAGCGGGGAGCTGGCGGAGTTTCGCTGGACGCTGGGGGAGTACATCGCCTATGGCCAGCAAAACGCTCTTGACGGGGCCTGGATAAAGCAGCTTGAAAACGCCAGCGCAAAGGTGCATATTTCCCGGCTGGAGACCCTAAAGCTGCAAATCCAGCAACAGGCTGAGGCCCTATATGCCAATCAGCTTGACTTTGTGGACGCCGCCGCCCGGCAGATGTATGTGGGCAGCTACTACCATACCGCCTTTGAGGTCCAGCGGGGCCTTGGCGTGGGCTGGACCATGCACGCTATCAACGAAAACACCATCACAAAGGTGCTTTCCCGCCCCTGGACGGTAGACGGCCAGACTTTCCGGGACCGCTGCTGGACGAACAAGCGGGACCTGGTGAACAGCGTCAACACCCAGCTCACTCAGATGATCATACGGGGGGAGGCTCCTGACCGGGCCATTGATGCTATTGCCCACCAATTCAACGTATCAAAGGGCAAAGCGGGCCGCCTGGTGATGACGGAAAGCGCCTATTTCTCCAGCGCCGCCCAAAAAGACTGCTATGGGGAGCTGGGCGTGGAGCGCTACAAGATCGTGGCCTCCTTTGACCGGGACACCTGTGAGCTGTGTGGAGCGCTGGACGGCAAGGTTTTCAAAATGTCGGACTATCAGGTGGGCCTCACGGCTCCCCCATTCCATCCTTGGTGCCGGTGTTGCACCTGCCCCTACTTTGAGGACATGGCCAAAGTGGGTGAGCGGTGGACCCGTAACCCGGACGGCACCACCCGCAAAGTCCCGGCGGACATGAGCTTTGAGGACTGGCGGCAGCAGTTTGTCCAACAGGGGCAGGGATTGACAGACGCCGCAAAACAAGGTAAAATAAATCCGTGGGGCTTTAACGACATACAAGGTAACCATACAATAGCTGATGACATAGGAACCGCACAGAGCCCAACTTGTAACCCTAATTTTGCAAAAGGCGGGGACTATACCTATAACTGCGGCTATTGTAGTGCAACCTACGAAATGCGCCGGAGAGGCTTTGACGTTGAGGCCCAACCCTTGCACGGTTTACTTGTGAGCGATTGGAAAAATCTATTTACAGGCGGAAAAGCGTACCCGTTTATGAAAGAAAAAAGGGTGCCTATTGTTGAAACGCTTACAAAGCAAATAAAAGGGCTACACCCGGATGGTGCGAGAGGCTCAGTCTTTGTGCAATGGAAAGGCTCAACCTGGGGACACTTCTTTTCCTGGGAGCGGCAAGGTGAAACCGTGCTTTTTATTGACCCGCAATGTGGCGGGATTGACGTGGCTGAGTATTTCAAGAGAGTAAAGCCGGAAAGCATTATCCATATGAGATGGGATAATCTTGAGCCGTCTGATGCAATCAAGAACGCTTGCATAAACAAGGGGTGAAAACATGGACGCCAAAAAAGCCTATGCCGTTATCAAGCAGAGAAACAGCGGAAAAAAGTGCATAGAGTGTAAAGACTACGGGGACTTTTTTGGCTTTGTCTTTGTCCCCCAAGACCTGCCGGATGGTGAGGTGTTTGGCGGGGCGTGTGATACGGTAGACAAAAAGACCGGCGCAATTTCTACATTTAGCCCATTTATGAATTTTGCTTTGTTTGACAGAGCAAAAACGGTGGACTTGTCCGCCTTGATATGAGTGCATAGGCCTCTAATTTGAATAACCCACCTGTTGATTAAAGCATCGTGCTGAAAATGCACGGTGCTTTTTTCATACCCATCACCGCCCGGCCCGGCGGACTATAAAAAGGGCCCTGCAATACCGGGACTGGCCGGACTAAAAAGGACAGCAGAACAAACTAAGGAGGTAAAAAAAATCATGCTTGAATGGCTCAAGACTATCCTGGGGGATGCGTACACCCCCGAAATTGACACCGCCGTGTCTCAGGAGATCGGCAAGGGCTTTGTCTCCCGCACCGACTTCAACGCCACCAGCGGAAAGCTCAAGGAGGCTGAGGCCAAGGTGGGCACGCTGGAGGTGCAGGTCAAGACCCACGCCACCCAGCTTTCCGAGCTGAAGAAGTCCGCCGGTGACACGGAGGCCCTGACCAAGAAGATCACGGAGATGGAGGAACAGGCCAAGACCGACAAGGCCAACTATGAGAAAGAGCTGGCCAAGGTCAAGCTGATGGCCGCCGTGGATGCGGAGCTCACCGCCGCCGGGGCCAAGAACAACACCGCCGTCAAGGCTGTGCTGGAGGACTTCCTCAAGGATGCCAAGATCGTGGACGGCAAGGTCACCGCCAAAGTCTCCGGGGAGAGCGTCACCCTGGCCGCACGCATTGAGGCGCTGAAAAAGGACACCTCCACGGACTTCCTCTTTGGCTCCGTGACCCGTGAGGGCTGGAAACCCGGAGAGGGCGGCGATGGTGGCGGAAAGCCCGGCGGGGGCAAAAAGCCCTCTGAGATGTCCTATGCGGAACTGGCTGAGTACCTGGCCGCCAACCCGGACGCCAAGCTGGACTGAGAGGTGCAAGATGAGTAAAAACATTGTCAAGCCCCGCACCGTTTCCTTTGAGGAGGCCCTGCGCAACCTGGCCAGCCGTTTGACTGGCCGCCCTGCCGCTGATCTGCCCCGCACCCAGGAGGCTATTGTGCAATACATGGCCGAAAACGTCCCCGTCCCCTCCGCTGGGGGCGTCAACGTGGACGCTCTGGGTGAGGCGGTGACCCAGGAGGTTATGGCCCGCATCAAGCTGGATGAGCTGGCGGAGGCCGTCACCAAGGAGGTCATGGCCCGCATTGACGTGGAGGAGCTGGGTGAGGCTGTCACCAGAGAGGTCACGGCCTGTCTGGTGGAAAGCAACGGAGCCAATCCGGCGGCTACAGAGCCCGCTGAGGGGCCCCAGGACGGCGCTGAGGCGGCTGGGGGTACATCTACCCCTCCCGCTGCTGAACCGCCCCAGGAGCCCGCCCAGACGGCCACGGAGGCCCCCAAGGGAAAGACCACCCGCAAGACTACTAAGAAGTAACAGAAAGGAAGATGCATTATGCCTAACGAGAAATTTGACGCAAAGAGCTTTAATCCCCAGGCTTTCAAGTATCGGGCGGACCGCATCCCCCGCACCCGCCTCAATGAGATGCGCAAGAGCCGTGTGCTCACCGGCAACCCGGACATCCGTGCCGTGTTCACCACCCAGGACGGCACCGGCTACGCCCGCATTGCTATGCGGGGGCTGCTGGACGGCGATGCCGTGAACTATGACGGCAAAACCGACATCACCGCCACCTCCACCAAGACCTTTGAGCAGGGCGTTGTGGTGGTGGGCCGTGCCAAGGCGTGGGTGGAGAAAGACTTTTCCCACGACATCACCGGCGGCATTGACTTCATGGACAACGTGGCCCAGCAGGTGGCGGAATACTGGCAGGATGTGGACCAGGACACCCTCCTGGCCATCCTCAAGGGTATTTTCTCCATGACCAGCACCAAGGGCGCTGAGTTTGTGAAGAAACACACCTTTGAGGTGGACGGCCCCATGGAGGCCACCACCCTCAACAGCGCCACCGCTCAGGCCTGCGGTGACCGCAAGAAAAAGTTTTCCATGATCTTCATGCACTCCGTTGTGTCCACCAACCTGGAAAACCTCAACCTGCTCACCGCCCTCAAGTACACCGACAAGGACGGCGTGACCCGTGACCTAACCCTCTACACCTGGAACGGCAAGCTGGTGGTGGTGGATGATGGGATGCCCACGGAGGATGGTGAGGACGGCACTGTCTATGACAGCTATGTGCTGGGTGAGGGTGCCATCGACTTTGAGGACATCGGTGCCAAGGTGCCCTATGAGATGGCCCGTGACCCCAAGACCAACGGCGGCCAGGACACCCTCTACACCCGCCAGCGCAAGGTGTTCTCTCCCAAGGGCATCTCCTATGAGAAAAAGGTCCAGGCCAGCCTCTCCCCCACGGATGCGGAGCTGGCCAACGGTGCAAACTGGGACCTGGTACACTCCGGGGAGGCTGAGGAGGCGGAGCGCTCCTATATCGCTGATAAGGTCATCGCCATCGCCCGCATCCGTTCCAAGGGCTAAGGGTGGCCACCGTGAACGTGTATGAGGCAGCGGTGGCCCGGCTGGCCATGCTGGGCTACACCGCCACGGATGAGGACAAGCCCGGCCTGGAGTACATGATCGCCAAGTGTGAGGCGGAGCTGCTGGCAGACATCAATCACAAGACGCTGCCGGACGGCCTCCGCTACACACTGGTGGACATGGTGGCGGGCTCATTCCTGCAAGATAAACTGGCCGCTGGTGCCCTTGAAATTGACGGCCTTGACTTTTCCAGCTCTGCCAAGAGCATCACGGAGGGGGACGTGTCCATCACGTTTTCCAGCGCAAGTGACGGCACCGCAAGCCCGGAGGCCCGCTTTTTGGCCACACTGAACAGCATGACCCACCCCCCGGAGAAAATCCTGGGGGCGTTTAGGAGGTTGAGATGGTGAAGAACCTGACCGCCTACAAAAAGGCCGTGCAAAGCCTGTGGGACGGCAAGGCCGCCATCACCGTGCGGGAGGGTGTGCTCAACGAGGCCAATGGCCGCACGGAGCAGGTGGAACGTGTCACCGCCTCAGACCTCCCCTGTCGCATCTCTTACACAACCGTAAAGACCACGGAGCCCTCTGAGGAGGCCGCTGTGGTGGCCCAAGCGGTGACGCTCCTCATTGACCCCTCCGTGGACATCCCGGAGGGGTCAAAAATTACGGTGACCCAGAAAGGCGTCACCCGTGACTATGAGCGGAGCGGCACCCCGGCGGTCTATTCCGTCCACCAAGAGGTGCCCCTGGAATTGTGGGAGGGGTGGGCCTGATGGCCAGATGGGGCAACTGCGATTATAGGCAGCTCCAAAAGCTCCGGGAAAACCTGGACCGGCTCCAAAGCGCTGACCTGGAGAAATTCTGCGGGGACGTGTCCAAAGTGCTGGCGGCCCGCCTGCTGGCCCTGGTAATACCCCGGACCCCCGTGGGCAACTACAAGACAGAGGTCAAAGTGACGGCCAAGCGGGACGGCAAGCACCACAAAAAGGGCGATGTCTACACCAAACGCATCAACCGCACCGGCAAAATGGGCGGCACCCTGCGCCGGGGCTGGACGGCCCGGACGGAGCAGGAGGCCGCCAGTGGACAAGGCCACCCAACGGCAGATCAGGCGAAAGCATACGCTGAGGCCCTGCCCATTTCCAAGCAGGGCACCACCTACGTTGTGGAGGTCATCAACCCCGTCCATTATGCCAGTTATGTGGAGTTTGGCCACCGCACGCCCGGCGGCGGCTGGAAAGAGGGAAAATACTTCCTCACCATATCGGAGCAGCAACTGAGGGGACAGGCTCCGGCCATCATTGAGGACAAGCTGAAAAAGCTGTTGAGGGGGGCTTTCAATGTCTGAAATCAGTTTTAACAGTATTTTTGACGGGGTGACCCTTGCGCTCCACGCTGCTTTCCCGGCTCCGGCCAGGATTTACGGCGATGAGGTCAAGCAGGACCTCAAGCCGGGTGACTTCAATGTGGTCATGCCCGGCGCTGGGCACAACCTGGAGCTGACCCGGCGCTATAAGCGCACCCCCACCCTGGACGTGATCTACTACCCCAAACACGGCAAGGCTGAGTGCTATGACGTGGCGGACCGGCTCACCGCCGTCCTGGAGAGCATCACAACCCCAGAGGGGGATGTGGTACACGCCACAAGCTGCGAGTGGACAGTTACCGGCGGGGTGCTCCATGTGCTGGTGGGATATGACCACTTTGTCTATAAGCCCAGTGAGGAAATTATGATGGAAACCCTAAAAATTGACCAGAGAGGATGACAAAAATGCCTAATGCGAAAAACACGGCGGCCTCTGAGGCTGCTGTAAAGAAAGCGGAGCCCACCTATACCAAGGACCAGGTGGCCGTCTCCAAGCGCTACGCCAACCGGCGGGACTTGGTGAACGTACTGCTGGAGGATGGCAAGGCCTACACCTTGGCTGAGGTGGATGCGCTCATCGAGAAGTTTCTGAAAGGAGCGGTGAAATAATGGCACTTGGCGGCGGCACCTGGCTGGTCCAGAACAAGATCCTGCCCGGCAGCTATATCAATTTCTCCAGTATCGCCAAAGCGTCCGCCACGCTGTCTGATCGTGGATATGCGGCGGCTCCCTTTGACCTGAGCTGGGGCCCCGAAAATGAGGTTTTCGCTGTTACCTCCGGGGAGTTTCAGAAAAACAGCAAGGCCATATTTGGCTACTCCTACGACCACCCCAAGATGCTGGCCCTGCGGGAGATTTTCCTGCACGCCACCACCGTCTACTGCTACCGGCTGGGGCTGGGGGCTGTCAAGGCCTCCAACGACTTTGCAACGGCCAAGCATCCCGGTGTGCGGGGCAACGACATCTCCACCGTCATTGCGCCCAACGTGGACGATGACACCCTCTGGGATGTTACCACCTACCTGGACGGCATTGCCCAGGACACCCAGACGGTGGCTGAGGCGGCTGATCTGGTGGGCAACACTTGGGTGGACTTCAAGAAAACCGCCACCCTGGAGGGCACGGCTGGCGCTCCGCTGACCGGCGGCAAGGACGTGGAGAGCATCACCGGGGACAGCCACCAGTCTTTCCTTGACAAAATTGAGGCCTATGCCTTTAATGCCCTGTGCTGCCCAGCGGCTGACCCCACTATTGTGCGGCTCTACGCCACCTATACCCAGCGGGTGCGGGATGAGGTGGGCGCTAAATTCCAGCTCATTGCGTGGAAACCCTCCACCGTGGACTATGAGGGCACCATCGGCGTATGGAATACGGCCACCCACCCCTCCATTGAGGACGTGGATGAGCACGCCATTGTCTACTGGGCCACCGGGGCCCAGGCCGGTGTGGCCGTCAACAAATCCCTGACCAATGCCAAGTATGACGGGGAGCTCATTCTGGAAACGGACATCAACACCCTGCTGACCCTCTCCGACACCAAGGGGGAGGTTTTCCAGTCCAATCAGACCATCCGGGTGTGCGACCAGATCGCCAATGACATTGCGGTGCTGTTCAATGAGCGCTATGTGGGCGTGGTGCCCAATGATGCCTCCGGGCGCTCCGCCCTCTGGGGTGACATCACCCACTACATGAAACAGCTTGAGGACATCCGGGCGGTGGAGAACTTTGACCCGGACAGCGTGACCTGTGAGCAGGGTGACCGCAAAAAGGCCGTCCTGGTCATCGTCAACGGCCTCAACATCATCAACGCCATGGCCCAGCTCTATATGAGCGTGATTATCCAGTAAGGGAGGAGAAATAGATGCCTAATGCCATGATGAAAGCCGGGGATGCTGTCAGCGCCCACCGTGCTGAGTGCTTTGTCACTATCAAGGGCACCCGTTACTCCATGCTGATGGCCAAGGAGTTTGAGGGCAAGGCCCAGATCAACACCAAGGAAGTGCCCCGGCTGGGTAACATCGTGATCGGCCACAAGGCTGACACGCTGGTCCTGGCCTTTTCCATGACCATCTACAAGTGTACGGAGATTTTTGATGACGTGATTGAGGAGTTTATCCGCACCGGCGTGATGCCCACTTTCACCATC